GACGGCATTCGTAGTAATGTCAGTATCGGGTACAGCATTCAAAAGACCGAGCGAGACGAGAATACCGAGGTTATCACCGTTCTCAACTGGTCACCAATGGAAGTGAGTATCGTGAGCATACCGGCAGACAGCACCGTTGGTGTTGGTCGTTCCAAAACCCCTGAAACCAAACCAAATGAGGTAAATAAGATGCCAGAGATTGACATCGAAGCGGTTAAGGCTGACGCGATTGCCGAAGCTACCCGCACATACGCAGACGACATGTCCAAACGGGATGTCGCTGCACAAGAAAAACTGGAAGCTGTTCGTCACGAAGTGGGTGAAATTCACGCGCTCGGTGCACGTCATAACATGTCCGACAAAGCTGCTGAGTTCGCACGTGATGGTAAATCACTGTCCGAGTTCCGCGGTTATGTTCTGAGCGAATTGCCGAACGGCACTCCGCTGGAAAACACCGAAATCGACATGTCCAAGCGTGAGATCAAAAAGTTTTCGGTCATGCGCCTGATGAATGCTCTCACAGGTGATCGCAACGAACGCAAAGCTGCTGAGTTCGAACTTGAGGCATGTTTCGCCGCTGCTGAGAAATTCAATGGCGTGACACGTGGTGTTCGTATCCCAACCGACGTGATGGCAGACTGGTCACAACGTGATCTGTCCGCTGGTGTTGACACTCAGTTGATCCCAACCGAGCATCGTGCAGCGTCATTTGTCGATGCGCTCCGTAACGCATCATCTGTGATGCAAGCGGGTGCAACGATTCTAGGCGGTCTGTCCGGTAACGTTGACATTCCTGGCAAGAATGCCGTGTCGTCCGCGACATGGATTTCGTCTGAGGGTACTAACTCGACCGAGTCCGAACCTACCTTCCGCACGATCTCGCTGAGTCCGAACGATGTGTCGCTTCACACCGACATGACTCGCCGGATGATGCAACAGTCTTCGCCTGACATTGAATCGCTGGTGCGTAACGACATCACCGATGCAATGGCTCTAGCGATTGACCTTGCTGGTCTTGAAGGTTCAGGTTCTTCTGGTCAGCCAGAAGGCGTCTTGAACGTGACAGGTATCAACAAACCGACTGCATTCGCTGCGGCTGATCCAACGTTTGCCGAAGTTGTGGCAATGGAGACAGCGGTTGCTGATGACAACGCTCTCATGGGTAACCTGTCCTACATTGGACGGACTAACCTGTACGGCGCGTTGAAAACCACCAAGAAAGATGCCGGCTCTGGTGAGTTCGTTGTCGAGCCTGGTGGCACAGTCAACGGATACCGTTACATCAAGTCGAACCAAGGTACAGACGGTAACCTTTACTTCGGTAACTGGTCTGACCTGCTGATCGGCATGTGGGGTGGTCTGGACCTGGTGGTTGATGACTCAGCATTGGCATTGTCCGGTGGTCGTCGTCTCATCGTATTCCAAACCGTTGACATGGCTGTTCGCCACGCTGAATCGTTCTGCTACAACAACGACACCTAATCGTTGATTGAACAATTAGACGGGCTGTAATGGCCCGTCTACAAAAACAACAATGGAGACAAGCATGTCTTACTTCACCATCATCATCGGTTGTCAGATCGAAGGCGTTGCCGTATGTGTGGGCGATGTGGTCGATCTCGACAAACGTCTGTCCGACAAGCTGATCGGTTCGTCACGTCCACGGATCGAACCTGCGACTGAGGCGGATTATAAAGCATTCGTTAAGAAGTCCGAGGTAAAAACCAAACGACCTCGCAAAACCAAGGTTGAAAAACCTGTCAACGAAGCTGATGAAATCGCTGCCAAAAACGCCGATGCGCGGAAAAACGCCGATGCTGTGGAGGCTGCAAAGAGTAAACCTGTTGTCGGTCTACCTGACGCGGGAGCAATGGTGACCCGGTGAGCGGGTCATTCCTGACAGATGATCTATCCACGGTGTTCGACACCGTGGATTTTTCTGTTGTTGGGACATACACTCCTGATGGCGGATCGGCTACATCAATCAATGGAATATTTGATGACGAGGATTTGGAGGTCGATGTGGGTGAGGGTTCTTTAATCCTGCAACGGTCTGCTAAATTCACATGTGCGTCCGGTGACGTAATAGGAATTGCGGAGGGTGATGCACTCACAGTGGCGTCAGTGGATTATATAATTACCTATTTCAAAGACGATGGAACGGGTGTGACTGAAACATACCTTGAGGTTGTCTAATGGCACACGTTCGCGCTCAAATACGTGACGCTGTTGCGCTGGTCGTGACCGGTTTAGGTGCGACAGTGAAGAAGACCCGTAAGTTCCCAACGAACGCAGCGGAGTTGCCGAGATTTCATGTCTACACCATGTCGGAGCGTCTGGATGATAATTCATCCAACCTGTATGCACAGGGTCGTATATTGACACTTGCGATAGAGGCGGTTGCCACAGGTGGTGAGGATGCCTTAGATGACACGCTCGATGCGTTTGCGGTAAGTATAGAGAGCGCTTTGGAGAGTTCGAAAAATTACAGCCCACTTGTTGTGAACCGAGATGGTGAAGTGGTTGTGAACCGAGATGGTCAATTTGTTGTATTAGATGCGACACCTGACAGTGACGACTATACCGCCGTTGACACGAAGTATATTTCAGTTGAAATTGACATAGACTCGACCGGCAAAGAGTCAATCGGAGCGGCACGGTTGACTTTTGAGGTGTTATATCGCACAATTCGCGGAGCACCGCAGACCGCCGTGTAACATAATCTGACCGTCGTGATGATCGGACAGTATCCCCTGGATGGAGGCCAACAATGGCAACGCATATTGGTAACGAAGGTGTTGTGAAAGTCAGCACAAACACGGTGGCAGAGGTCGAATCCTGGTCCATCACATTTTCCTCAGAAAACGCTGAATACAACGCTCTCGGTGACGCATACAAACGTCGTACCGCTGGCATCAAAGACTGTAACGGTACAATCACTTGTTTTCTCGACGAGACTGACACAAATGGTCAGTTGGCGATGACTGAGGGTGCAACTGTGGCGATCAACCTGTACTACGAAGGCGCTACATCTGGCGATGAATACTGGACCGGAAACGTCATCATTGACGAGTTCACTGACGATGTGGGTGGTCCGACTGAGATCATCAAACGCACGTTCAATTTCTCGAACGTTGATAACACCGGTGTAACCACGGCGACGGTGGCCTAAAATGAGTGCATTCGGTGATAAGCTAAAACGGTACAACGAAACCGTGTCGCGCCGTTCGTGTGAAATCGACCTAGAGGGCGAGACAATCGTCCTCTACGGTAAACCTTTGACAGGTCGTGACATTGACTGGTTGACAGGTAAACATAAGAAATTCATGGAAAACCCGACAGCAAATGCAATTGCTGACATCATCATCCATAAAGCTGAAAACAAGGATGGTGACAAAGCGTTTGATGTTGGTGACAAACCTGTATTGCGCGGTCTACCACTCACGTTGCTGACTCGCATCCGTGCAGAGTTGTTCGAAGATGACGAAGACATGTCCGATGATCGAGTCGAGGACGACGAAAAAAACTAACCGAGGGTCCGCCGACAACATTGATATGTTTCATGTTGGCGGATCGACTTGGTAGACCGATTGACGAGGTAATGTCGCTACCGTTGCCTACGATCCGTAAATGGATCGCATATTTCAGGTGGCGGGAGAAAGACGATGGCAAACGCTAATGTAAGGTTAGGCATCAACGGTGTCAATCGTAGCGCAGGGGCGTTTGCCAGCGCACGTAAAAGCATGAAATCGTTGCGTCACGAGCAGTTCGCAATGGGTCGTCAGATGAAGCATAACCGGCGCGTTGTGCAACAGGCTGGTATGCAAATCTCTGACTTTGCGGTCCAGGTCGGCGGTGGTCAATCCGCTATTCTCGCATTCACACAAAACGCTCCACAGTTTGTCCAGTCGTTCGGTGCGCTCGGTGGTGCGCTCGCAGCGGTTATCACCATCGGCGGTGTGTTTGCATTGATGATGAGTCGTGCCGGGGTCAGCGTCGATGATTTCGCAGACTCGTTTGGTGCATTGAGTGAACCGATCCGTGCGGTGGGTAAAGGTTTGAACATTGCGAAGGAAGCATTGTTTGATTTCCTGAACTTCACTGTCAACAATCTCGACATGTTACTGT